TATTTTATCAAATTATATGCAATATTTTCTTTATCAATAACTTCATCTTTTATTGTTCCAGTATATGCTAATTTTAAAGCAACATCTTCACTTTCAAACTTTGGCCATAATACACCTGGTGTATCTAATAGTTCTATATTAGAAGATACTCTTACCCATTGTTTCTGCTTTGTAACGCCTGGTCTGTTTCCAACTTCTGCAGATTTTTTATTTGTCATTCTATTTATAAATGAAGATTTTCCAACATTAGGTATCCCTACTATCATCATTCTTATATTTTTATTTGTTCTACCTTTATTTGCAGCTTTTGCCATTTCTTCTTGCATAATATCTTGAACTTGTTTTAAAGTTTCTTTTATTCCTTTTCCAAGATTTGAATCTGTTGAAATTGTTTTAATTCCTTGGTTTTCAAAATATTTTACCCATTTCTTTGTTTCAGCTTCATTAGCAAGGTCAGATTTATTTAATACTATTACTTTCTTTTTGTTTGATGTAATTTGCCTAATATCTGGATTTTGGCTTGAAATTGGAATACGTGCATCCAATATCTCAACTATTACATCTATTAACTTTATATCTTCAATTATTTGCTTTTTAGTTTTTAACATATGTCCTGGGTACCAGTTGATTACGCTTTTATTAAGAACACCATCATTATTATTTTTTGACATAAAAAATCACTTTTCCTTTCTTATATATAAGTACAAATCCAAAATATATTATATCATATTTTTTTGATTTTTTAGATACTTTATTGCATCATTATATTGATCTCTATATCTAAACAATATTTCAACACTTCTATCATCATTAACAAATATATTTTCAATAAAATCATCTACAATATTTCTATCTATTATTTCTATTGTACCTGCTTTTTTAAATTTTTCTAACCATTTTAAATTATAAGTGTTTATTTTACTTTTGCTTAATTCTTCTTTTTCAATATTTAATTTATTAATTTCATATAAATATTGTTGTTTAAAATCATCATAATCTTCTTGTGAAATAAAATCACATTTATAATCTTTAACTAATTCATCTAGTAAATCTTTATATTGTTTTAACTCTTTTTCTATTTCTTCTAGTCTTAACTTTTTTACCTCAATATTGTATTCAACCTTTGAAAAAGATATTAAATCATCAATTTTATTTTCTATATCACACACTAATTGGATGTGTTTATTCAAAGTTTCTAAAACTATATCATCTAATTCTTTTTCAAGAATGTAATGCTTATTACAATTTTTAGTATTAATATAAGTACTACAATAATAAAATACTGTTTCTATATTATTTCTTTTAGTGGCAATTCTATATAAATTGTTTCCACATTCCGGACATTTAATAAAACCTGTATATTTATAAAATTTTCCTTTTTTATTAACCCTAACATTTCTATTATATAAAATATCTTGCACTTGATTAAAAATATTTTCTTGAATAATTGCATTGTGTCTGTCATTGGAAATAACCCATTCATCTTCTGCTACTCTTACCATATTGTGAGTTTTATGACTTATTCTAGTTCTTTTGCATTGAACTAATGAGCCAATATAAGTTTTATTTTTCAAAATAGAATCTAACATTCTTGTATTCCATTTTTTACTTGTTTTACTTACTTCTATATTATATTTTTCTTTTAAATATACACTTGGTGTTAATATGTTATTTTTTTCTAATTCTTCAACAATTTCTTGTTTGCTTTTTCCTTTTAACGCAAGTTCAAATATTCTTTTAATATTGTGAGCTGCATCTTTATCTATAATTAATTTATGATTATCTTCTGGATCCTTTAAATAACCATAAGGTGCAATTTTTCCAATAAAATTTCCAGTTTTCTTACTAGCCTTTAAAGATGTTCTCATTTTTTTTGATGAGTCTTTTGAATAACTTTCATTCATTAAGTTTTTAAAAGGTATTTCTAGCGAATCCATTACATTAGGATTTTTATAAGAATCTACATTATCATTAATAGATATAAATCTTAAATTATATTGTGGTACTATTTCATCTATAAAATTTCCAACTTCTATATAATTACGCCCTAATCTTGATAAATCCTTTACTATCACACCATTTATCTTACCTGTTTGGATATCACTCAACATTTTTTTATATCCCGGTCTATTAAAGTCTGTTCCCGTGTATCCATCATCAACATAGTCTTTATATACTATTATATCATTTTTGTCAACTAAATAATCATCTATCATTTTCTTCTGATTTGCTACACTATTTGATTCTTCTTCAAGCCTTTCATCAAATGAACGCCTGCGATAAATTCCTAACTTCCATTTTTTCATTTATTTTCACTCCTTCGCTTTTCAAATAATTTAATAAACCTAAATACTCATCATTATATTTAAATTTAATATCAACATTTCCATCTTTAGTAACGTATATTACTTCTATTAACTCTTTTAAAACATCTTTTGTTAATCGTTTTATCTTTTTATTTCTTTTAAAATGTCCTATCCAATAATCATTTTTCCTTATTCTTTTTATTGTTTCTTTATATGTTGATTCATATAATTCTATATCTTCATTTAACTTACTTATTTTTTTATCTATATCTTCTGAAATCTTCATAAATTCATTTTTTTCTATTTTTTTAAATTTCCATTCTTCATAAGATTTTCTTTTTTGTTCTTTTAGATTTGTTATTTTAATTTCTGCAATTCTCACATTGTTTTTATATTCATTTTCAATAGAACTCTGATTGTTATTAAAATACAATTTAGTTAAACTTTTTTCTAATTCAATTACTAATTTTATTTGCATCTGAATTGCATCTAAAACATAACTTTCTAAATCTGTTGTTTTTATTTTATGTGGTGTACAACTCTTACTTATGTGTAAATAACTCATACAGTAATAATTTGATAATTGACGTGTACCTCTAAAATCTTCTTGTTTTGTCATAGCTCTGCCACAGTCAGCACATTTTAAAATTCCTCTAAATATTGAATAATTCTCTGGTGAAGATGATTTTTTCGGTTTCTCATTTTGTTTAATAATTATTTGTATCTTATTAAAATCATCAGTAGATATAATCGCCTCGTGCGTGTTTTCACAACGAATACATTCTTCTTTTGTTTTTGTGATAATTTTCCCAGTTCCAAAAGATGCTTTCTTTGTTTTTAATTGGACTAAATTTCCAATATAAGTTTCATTTGATAACATTCGTCCTATTGTAGATGTACTCCATAAATATTTAGAAATTATCTCAAAAGGCTCTAATGTTAAATCTCGTCTTATTCTTCTTTGTAATTCTTTTCTGCATAAAATTCCATTATCATTAAGATATTTGCATATCTTAATTCTTCCTTTACCGGATAATGCCATATCAAATATTTTCTTTACAATTTCAACTTCATTTTCATCTGGTATCAAATGATGTTTATCATTAGGGTCAAGCATATATCCATAAGGGGGAGTTCCTGCTACGAACTTTCCATTTTTAGCCATAGTTTCGTATGCACTAGAAACTTTCTTTGATATATCTCTTGAATAATTTTCATTCATAAGATTTTTTACAGGTACAATTAAACTATTTATTGATTCTGGGTCTAAAAAGGAATCTACATTATCATTTACAGATATTATTCTTAAATCATAAATGGGGAATATTTCTTCAATATACTTACCAACTTCTTTATGATTTCTGCCTAATCTAGATAAATCTTTTACGATTATTCCATTTATTTTTCCATTTACAACATCTCTCATCAGTCTTTTAAAGTCTGGTCTTTCAAAGTTTGTTCCTGTGTATCCATCATCAATATAATAATCTTCTATTGTAATATTTGATTTATTCTCTAAAAACGATTCTATTAAAGCTTTTTGATTAGTTATAGTGTATGATTCTTGTGTTTCCCCATCATCAAATGACCTTCTAGTATATAAACCTAAATTCCACTTTATGTTATTAGGATTTTGTTTGCTAATTTTCTTATTACCACGTCCTGACATATATTCCCCTCCTTTCAACACCTAAATCATAATTTAAAAATGATTTTTTTACGAAGGTGGGATTTTTTTATTTGCACATTTGACTATCTATATAAATTTTGTAATACAGAAGTTAAACAATCATCAGCTGTTTTTTCTGTATCTGAAAATCTTATTCTAACTAATTTTCCATTAACCTTAAAAACATAAGGATTTTTTACTTCATTTAAAAAATCAAGTATTCTTTCATCACTTGATTTTCTCCTATCTATTTTTATATTTGTAAGTTCATCCACTTCATTTATATCAATTTCACTCAAATCTATATTTTTACATTTTTCTAATTTTTCTATCAATTTATTTATATCAGAATTATTCATTTAAACCTCCTTATAAGTTCTTACACATTTTAATTTAAATTCATCTAACGATTTAAATCCAAAATAATCACACTTTGTTAAAACATCTGCTACTGCTTGTTTTGCTTCTTTGCTATTATTCGCCTTTACATTAACCTTAATTTTGGATTTCTTTGTTATAATAGTCACTAAATAATTTTTTAGTGTAGTTGTCATATCTGTTTCCTCCTAACTTAAGTCTTTTTATTAAATAATCAATTATATTAACATCAAATACATTTACTAATGCACGATTAACTAATTTAATTTCAAAATCATTTAAACTTCCAATATACTTTTGTAATCTACTTTTATCAATTACTCTTGTTTGTTCTAAAAGTATCATTGAATCATATTTTAAATAATCATTCTTATGTATCACTATATGCGTTGGTGCTTTTGATTTTTTTAAAACTTTTGTAAAAGGCGCAACAATTGTTGTTGGACTATATTTGTTTTGAACGTCATTTTGTAATACCACCACTGGTCTATCGCCTTTTTGTTCACTTCCTATAAATTGTTCAAACGTTGCAAAAAAAACATCACCTTTTTTTATATTAATTTCTTGTTCCATTATGTTTTTCTACTTTAAAAATTAAACGTGGTGGCTTTTCAAATACTTTCTTTATATCTAATCCTTCTCTTATGTAATCATTTATTAATTTCTCTACATCTTGTTTTGCTTTTTCCATACTTGTTTGCGAATGATCCATTGTTGTTTCAAATTGAACTTTTACTTTTACTTTATATATTTTTCTTCTCATTTTTATTTCCCTCCTAAATGTAAAAAAAGCCAAAATAATACATATTCTGGCTTTATATTTTTCTTTATTATTTCTGACTGATATTTTTCCTCGAACCCTTCAGTCATTAGGAAATCATTAAACGATTGATTGCTAATCAATTCCACGAGAATTTCACTCTCTTGTGGTTCTCACAAGACTGCCCCCATTGCTTGAGTCTGTGGCTAGGCAGGAGTATCTTTAACCCTATTGTTTGTTATCGCAATATTAGGAGCAACCTAATTTTATAGCCAAGTATTTATCGTCAAGCGTACTTGCTAACGTGCTTGTCCTTCCAGACAACAATAGGAACGTATCTAATGAATGTATATATAATTTTCAAAGAACACGTTTTCTGTTTTCAAAAGATAAAAACAGGTGAAAAGGATTTTCTCCCTCTCACCTGTTTCCTAACTAAAACGCAAAATAACAAACACCTAATGTTAATTTTTTAATATTTTTTTCAAATTTTCTTTTGCTCTTTCCAAAATTATATGTACTGCTTGTTGTGATGTGTTTTCTTCATCAGCTATCTCTTGCTCTGTTTTATCATCAAAATAATACTTTTTTATTCTTCTTTTTTGAATTTCTGGCAATTTTTCTAATGCTTTCTTTAATTCTTCAAATGTAGATTTTTTTATTATTTCATCTTCTATACTAATTGGTTTATCTTTTGCTCTAGCATTTATGTTATTTTCATATATTTCAGAATGTTCAATATGATTATCATATTCATTTAATTCTGATAAATCATCTAACTCAAATCTATCAAACGCTTGAAATACTTTCTTTGTAACTTCTACATTATTTAATTTCCCTGTACTATCTTTAAATGTAATAATATATATATTCTTTTCTTCTATATGATTTAATGTATAAGGATTATCCTTATGCTTTCTTCTTTTAGGGCGTTCAGCCATTTTCTTTCCTCCTATCAATTTGAATTTTTCTAATCAAATTGATAAAAGGTGGACTTCTACACCTATTTTGTCCTGTGTATGCAACGCACAAAAAAACACCAGACACTAATCTCATTAACTGAGATAAGTATCCGGTGTCATTTAAAGTCAATAATACATAATCGCTTAAAGGAGTCAATAATACATAGCCACTTGAAAATGTGTCTATAAAAATTGAAAACAAAATAGAAAAATAAAATTTCCATATAACTCCCATAAGGCGAAAACCTCCCTACTAGAAGTCAATGCCTTATAGAATTAAGAGCTACTATGAAGCCTTTTCTTATGCTTCCCTCTTACTAGTAGTATCTTCTTTTGTAAATTTATAACGATACTACTCCCTCTAAATTTTATTCTTTTATTTTTAATTTTTTAAATGTGTTTTTTTATACCTCGTTTTCTATATATCACATAGCATTCTTTGGCATTGCTATTGCGTGCTATTATATAACATTTCTTCTGCGAAATTTGTCGAATTGTGTTAAATTGCAATATTT